ATGATGCCTGAGCTACCCGATGACCAAGCCTGAACAAAACATCGTATGGGCACCACAGGAAGGGCCACAGCAAGCACTTATTGACTGCCCACTACCTCTTATAGGTTATGGAGGGGCTAGAGGTGGAGGCAAGACAGACGGCGTTCTCGGTAAGTTCGCTATCAAAGCTGAGACGATGGCAGAGAAGTTTAATGGCATATTCTTCCGAAAGGAGCTCCCACAGGCAGATGACCTTATCGAAAGAGCCAAGCAGATATACCTACCCCTAGAAGCTCACTATAATGATCAAAAGAAGCAGTTTACCTTTGCAGGAGGGGGAAGGCTTAGATTCCGACCACTTGCCAATAACTCAGATGCTGAGAAGTACCAAGGGCAAAACCTGTGCGTAGCTGTAGGAACAAGAATTCGTATGGCAGACGGATCTTTCAAAGAGATTCAAGAAATAAAAATAAATGACGAAATAGCGACTCTAAGTGGACCTAAGAAGGTTACTAAAACTATTGAGCCTTACCTTGCTCCTTGCGTTCGTTCTGTGGTTTCGGACCAGGACGGCAACGAAATTGGTAATCAAATTCATCCTGTTTGGCATCCTGTTTTAACTGCTTACGGCATTTCTTCCAGCGTTGGATGCTCCTGGCAACACACGACTCGGAAACATTGTACTTCTCGGCAATCAAAACAATCGGCACTCGATTCTTGTAGCGCATTTCAAGAATTGTTTGCTCATGGGGATCTAAAATGCCAGGCTTGGTTCTCTTATTTAGGAGATGAGAAAACTTATTATACAATGTCTGAGGATGACATTCGAGAATTGCAGCAGCTTGAAGGGTTGTCCGTCCCTGTAGTGCTTCACGAACCGACTGTTCGTCTAAGTAAAAAGCGTTGCTATTTTTCCCTCTTCTTTTCCAATCTATGTCGTTTTCCTGGCAAATTTTTCTCACGGTTGTTGGACTCATCCCAAGTGAGGCAAATGAAATTGAAGGATTGTTTGCAGCGTCCCTCACCTTTTCAACAATCTCAGGTCTGTTACGCAGCACAAACTGATGATGCTTCAAATGCTCAGACCAACTTGAAAACAACTGTAAATTCTCAATCCTGTTGTCAGTACGATCACCATTTACGTGATGAACATTTTCACCAGGCTTCAAAAAACGTCCTAAACTTACCTCGATTATTAAACGATGTTGTTGGATGGTTCCGAGAAAAGCTCTGGGGTGAGTCGGGCACCACTCAAACACATAGCCATGTTTGTTCACGGTGGTGGGTGCATCCTTATACCTACGAGGCAAAACGTCTGGCTGAGGACATTGTTTATGGAAAGATGGTAGCTTCATATATTGGCCCTCACATGGTGGCAGATATCACTGTAGAAGATGCCAATCATTATATAGGAGATTCTGGCTTAATCAATAAGAATTCAGATGCAGCCATAGAGGAGGCTGGGAACTATCCTTCACCTGACCCTATATTTAAGCTCTTTGGTGCCCTACGGGGTACAGAGGTACAGATGATACTCACTTTTAACCCTGGAGGCCCTGGGCACTGGTGGCTCAAGGAAAAGTTCATCAAGCCAGCTCCAAAGGGATGGGAGCTTCTCAAATGGAAAATCGGTACAGGAAAGGAAGTGCCGTATATATACATTCCGAGTCGGGTACAGGATAATAAAATACTGTTACACAATGACCCTGAGTATATTGACCGACTCCACATGGTAGGTAGCCCTGAGCTGGTTAGAGCATGGTTAGAAGGTGACTTTGAGATTCACGAGGGCTCATACTTCCCTGAGTTTTCTACCAAGCACATCATTAACCCTTTTACTATCCCTAAGCACTGGCCACGTTATCTGGGGTATGACTGGGGATATAGATCGCCTTTCGCTGCTGTTTGGGGGGCAGTATGCTCTGGGAAGGGCGATGACGGGGGAGAAGTCGAGATCCCACGAGGAGCCATAGTAATCTATCGAGAACTTCATGGAACGCAGATTGACAACAAGGAACAAGCTGAACGGATTGCCAGCTTGTCTGTAGGAGAAGATCCGATTGCAGTAGCAGACCCTTCTATCTTTAAGACAGATGGAGGGCCTTCCATTAATGACCAGTTAAATGCTGTGTTTGCGAAGTATAAACATCCTTCTTTCCGTAGGGCTGATAATGATAGAGTCTCTGGTTGGTCACAGATACGCCAAAGGCTCCAGGCTGACCCACCACTTTTATATATTTCAACTGCTTGCCCGTATCTGATAGAATCCCTTCCAGCACTACAACTTTGTCAAAAGAATCACGAGGATGCTGATACGACGGGTGATGACCATGCTGCTGATGCCTTACGTTATCTCTGTAAAGAACGCCTAATGCAGTCTGAGTATGAGAAACCTGCTGTTAAAAGCATCGAAAAGGGTAGAGTGAAGCTACAGCTCTATGTAAATGAGGTTCGACGCAAACAGAAGGCTCCTAAATTATGAAAAGAAAATATACAGGTGGTTGGTGGCACTCACAGCTAACCATGAGCGAAAACCTACAAGAGAAGTTTGTAGAACAGTCGAAAGAAAGTATCCAAAGTTATAAAGGTAAAAGAGAATTACCAGACACAGAACGACGTTTGAATGTTTGGTGGTACATTGTCAATACACTTCTTCCAGCCTACTACTCATCCACACCAAAATGTGAAGTACAACTCCGTAAACGTGTAGGTGGTCTACAGTACGAAGCAGGTGCAGTAGTTCTTGAGCGTAACACTCAGTATGCAATGGACGAGCATTTTGATTTTGACCTTACAGGTTACAATGCTGCACTACAATTTTTGCTTACTGGGAGGGCTTGTCTCTGGGCGAGATACGAAGCTGAATTCCAGGTAGAACAGGTTGAGTTTGCTCTACTACAGACACCAGACGGTTTAGTCGATGCACAAGGTAATCCTTTTACAGGTGACGAGTCCACACTACGCACAACTCCAGAAGGTGTCATACTTGGTATGATGGAGATTGAAGTAAAAGCGAAAGAGCGAGCAGTACTCGATAACATTCAATATTGCGACTTCTTGCAATCTGATGCACGTAACGAAGCTGAAATAGAGTGGAAAGCTAGACGAGCGTTCTTGAGCAGGAAAGAAGCTACTGAGCAGTTCGGTGAAGAGACAGCGCGTAAACTGTCATACGACTCTTACCCTGATGCCCTGAAGAAAAACCTTTATCAGACAACTGAGAAGTATGAAGGGAAAGCTGAATTGTTTGAGATATGGTGCCAAGAAACAGACAAGCTCTACTGGCTCCAGAAGAAAGGTGACAAGTCGGTACTAGAAGAAGGTGATGTTCCTATTAGGTATGAGCACTTTTGGCCTTGTTCTACTATCAATCAGTCTATAGACCCTGACTCAGTTATCCCTGTATCTGACTACACTCATTGCCGTGACCAGATACTACAGATTGAGCGCATGACAACAAGGATTGCTGCAACTGTACAAGCAATCCGTACCAATGCTCTATACGATGCTACAATGGGTGACCAGGTAGAGCAGCTCATGCAAGGTGACTTAAAATTCATCCCTGTTATGAACTGGCCTAACTATAAAGGTAGAGGCGGTCAGGCTAACGGGATTGAGTACCACGACATTAGACCGTATGTAGAAACTCTAAGCGTTCTACAGTCTGCACGAGGCGAAGCTCTCGCACAGCTTTATGAAACACTAAAAGTATCTGACCTTCTCAGAGGTTCAAGCGCACAATACAAGACTGCAACTGCAAACAGACTAGAAAACCAATGGTCAAGCCTTGGTCTTATTGTCAGGCAAAACCAGTTTGCAAAGTTTATCTCTGATGCAGTGAACAAGCTCGGCACTATTATTGCTGAACAGTTTAGTATGGAGACAATCTTTGAGGTTGCAGATGTAGACTCTATTGTACGGCCTTACCTACCTGAGCCGACAGAAGAGAACCCACAGCTACCTATGATTGTTGCTGAGCAAATGAAGCAACAGATTGCAGAAGTAATTAAAGACACTGAGGAGCGTGTATACAGAATTAACATTGCAACAGACTCGATGGTTGCACTAGACCAGGCGCAAGAGAAGCAAGACGGGCTAGACCTT